TCTTCGGACTCCTCCTTTTTTTAAGGAGATACAATGGAAAAACAAATTAGTTACTACGAAACAATTCATGAAAAAGAAGAAAAGTGTTCAGAGATGGTAGGTCACAACACTATGAGATTTGAATACGAAAACGACAAAGGAGAAAAGTAATGATGTACGGAATGAAAAAAGATAAAAAGAAAAGAAAGGGCATGATGTATGGTGGCATGGGTAGAAAACAAGCTAAACATGGTGGACCACACAAAAATATGGATAGGATTGGCATGGCTATGGGCGGTGCTATGGATGTTCAAGACCCTAATTAATTATGAAGGTCAAAGCCCCTAAAGGCTACCATTGGATGAAACAAAAAAATGGTAGTTTTAAATTAATGAAACACAAAGGTAAGTTTGTTCCTCACAAAGGAGCTAGTTTAACTGCAAACTTTGCAATACAAAAGGTACATAAAAAATAATGGCTAATACGTATTTGGAACTAACTAATGAAATTTTACAGGAGTTAAATGAATTAACTTTAACTTCTGTAAATTTTGCTAATGCACAAGGTTTTCAAAAGTTCGTGAAAGATGCAATTAATAAATCTATTTATGATATTGCTAATGAAGAACCTCAATTACCTTTCTTTTCAGCAGGGGTAAGTGGAAGTACAGACCCATTTTATGGAAATGTTACTGTTGCCACAGTTGCTGGACAACGTTGGTATACTTTAAAATCAGATAGTAGCAGTATTATAACTGACTATGCTTCTGTTGACTGGGATGATTTTTACATTACTACCATTAATGTTAGTGGTGAATCTAGTCCATTTGTTTCAAAAGGATTAAGATTATTAAATCATGCTGATTGGCGAAGATATTATCGTGATAGTGAAAATACGGATGATGCAAACTCTATTAATGGTGAGCCTAATTTTGTTATTAAATCACCAGATAATAGAAAGTTTGGATTAAGTCCAATACCAGATAAGGTCTATAATGTGCATTTTTATGCTTTTAGTAGACCTACAGCATTAAGTGCTCATAGTGATGAAATAGTATTCCCAGAGCAATACAGCAATGTAATTACTGCTAGAGTACGTTACTATGTTTGGCAGTTTAAAGAAAGTCCACAACAAGCATCTTTTGCTTTAGATGATTATAGAAAAGGTTTGAAGTATATGAAATCAAATCTTATGAATCCAACACCAAGACGAATGACGGATGACCGTACATATTTTTAGGAGATATAAATGACCACTAAGATACCTGCAGAATTATCAAGCACTCCCGGAATAGCTGACAGTAGTGATGCAACGGCTATTACAATTAATTCATCAGAACAAGTAGGAATCGGAGAAACTTCTCCTTTAGGAAAACTTCATGTGAAAACTGCTGATAGCGGAGGAAGTGCTGATAGTGGAGCAGATGAATTAGTTTTAGAAAACTCTGGTGCTGCAGGAATTACAATATTATCTGGCACATCAAACTCTGGAAGTGTTAGATTTGGTGATAGTGATGATAATGATAATGGAATGCTTGTTTATAATCATGGTTCATCGCCATATTTAAGACTTTTTACAGGTGGTTCAGTTAGAGCAAGACTGGATTCTGATGGTTTAAAGTTTGGCTCAGATACCGCAGCAGCAAACGCTTTAGACGATTATGAAGAAGGTACTTGGACACCTACAATAAGCTCTAATGTTGATGCTCTAACTGCAGTAGAAGGCTTTTACACTAAAATAGGTAGAATGGTTTATATAAGCTTTCATGCTAATGTTGACCCTACATCAACAGGTGCTGCTATTGTGTTAGCAGGTTTACCTTTTACAGTTGCTGACCTAGTGCAAAATTCAGGAATTGAAGGCACAAGTGCAATTTTTTCTGATAGTGCTTTGTTTTTAGCATCTCCACTTAGCGGAGGCACAACTTTTTTGATAGAACTAGATAGACCAATGCAGGGTTCAGCATCTGCTTCGGCAGCAGCTTACAGAGGTTCTTTTTTCTACGCTACAACTTAAGGAGTAAATTATGGCAATAACAAAAGAAACAGTAGTAGATAAAATTGAGGTACTTGAAATGGGTCAAGTGCAAATAAGAACTGCTACAAAAATTATAGAAGATGGTAATGAACTTAATCGTTCTTTTCATAGACACGTCTTACAACCAAGCACCAAAACAGGTGATACTTGGGGTGATACTGACATATCTAACGAGGATGCAAGAGTTCAAGCTATTGCAACTGCGACATGGACTGATGAAGTTAAGACCGCTTATCAGACTATGATTGATTCACAAGAAACATAATAAACTAAATGCCTAGAAGGCAACAGACATTATGACGAAATCATGCGACAAGTAGAAGCAGGAACACTAATAATAGAAGAGGCAGATTAATGACAATAACAAAAATATCAAGAAATTTATTAGATACAGGTATTTCAGACAGTTCTGATGCTACAGCTATAACTATTGATAGTAGTGAACGAGTTGGGATTGGAAGTACATCACCTGCAGGTAAGTTGATGGTAAGAGAAGATACTGCAGGTAATCCAGCAAGATTAATTATTAGCAATGGTGGAACTGCACAGTCAGGAACAACATCAAGACTATCTTTTTATGAAGCAACAGATGAAAAAAGTTATATAGAAAGAAGAAGAGATAATTCTGGGATAACTGCTTTTGTGACACCTGCAGACGATAATCCATTTGTTTGGGAAAATGCAAGTGGCGAGTTTATGAGATTTACTAATTCTAGGGTTGGAATTGGAACTTCAAGTCCAACAGGTAAATTAGAGATAGCAGCAACAGGTACAAATGCAGCACCACACATAAAATTAACCGAAAGTAGTGATACTAGAGAATTTAATATTTATAACGATGGTTCAGGTAATGGTCGTTTAGTTTTAGCTGATAGTGATGATGACACTCCTGATACAGAAATTGTCTTAGCTGATAATGGAGTATTACAATTTAAAACTGCTAATTCAGAAAGAATGCGTATTGATTCTGATGGTCTAATTGGAGTTGGAACTACAAGTCCTGCTTCTAATGGTGGTGCAAATGCAGGTTTAATTCATCTACATGGTGGGTCTGCTGATTGGGCAGTATTACATTGCACAACACCTACTACTGGGTCTGCTGCTGCAAATGGTGCATTGCTTGGAACAATATCAGATGATATTTATGTTTTTAATTATGCATCAGCGGGTATAATAAACTTTGGTACTAATAATACCATAGTGGGTCAATTTGTTGTCAATGGTGATTTTTATACAAATGATGGCACAGTACATTCTTTATCAGATAAAAGAATAAAAACAAATATACAACCAATATCGGAAGGATTAGACATAATAAAACAATTAAATCCTGTTACTTATGAATATTGCAACACTTACACAGGCGAATTTAACGGTATTGGTGTAGATGATGGTAGAACTCACAAAGGTTTTATCGCTGATGAAGTTCAAGAAGTTGCACCTAGTTATGTAGAAGAAACTACAGGAGTTGTTTTAGGCGAAGAAGTAGATGATTTGAAAACTTTATCAATGACAGCAATGATTCCAATGTTAGTAAAATCTATACAAGAACAACAAGAACAGATTGAAGCCTTACAAGCTGAAATTAACACACTCAAAGGAGAATAACATGGCAATATCATACGCATGGGATGTAAAAACAGTGGACACTTATCCTACTAAAGATTCTAAGTCTGACGTAGTTTATAATGTGCACTGGCGACTAACAGCTACTGATGACACTAATAATGATGCAGAAGGTAATTCACTAACTGCAACAGTATATGGGTCTCAGGCTTTAGATACTTCAGACTTATCAAGCTTTACAGAATTTGCAGACTTAACTGCAAGTGATGTACAAGGTTGGGTTGAAGCAGCTATGGGTGAAGATGAAGTCCAATCTAAAAAAGATGGTCTTGATTCTCAAATAGCTGAGAAAGTTACACCAACATCTGTCACTAAAGCTATAGGTTAATATGGCTAGAAGTCAACCTTATACCGTAGCAGTTAACGGAGGATTAGTTAAGTCTTCAAATGTAATAGACTTACTTAAAACTCCGGGAGTTGCCAAGGATTTACGAAACTTTGAAGTTTCTATTGAGGGAGGCTATAGACGTATTAATGGATATCAAAAATTTGGTACAACAAGTGCAGTACAACCAACGGGTAGTACAACTGATATTTTAGGTACTATACCTTATGCAGATGGAGTTGTTGCTTGTGCAGGTACAAGTATTTATTTTAGTCAAACTGGTACATCTTGGACCGAAATAAATAGAAGTAGTGTTGCTAGTAGTGGAGATAATCATACAGCTTTTACAGGTCGTAGTGTTTTAACAAGAACTAGCCAAGGACAAAATAGTTTTGCTTTATTTGAAAGTGCTACTTCTAATTATGGTACATTAATTATTGCCGATGGAGTAAATAAACCGTACTTTTTTAGAATGGAAGGTACAGGTGCTAATATAAATACTAGAACATTTTTTGGTGGGGAAATAACAGTTACTGGTACGAAAGGGGTAAAACATGTAACTGTTCATGACAAGCATTTAATAGCTGCTGGAGTAGAAGATAATTTAAATACTATATTTTTTAGTGGTACTTTAGACCCAACAGATTTTACTAGCACTGGTTCAGGTTCAATAGTTTTAGAAGACCAGATAGAAGGTATTAAAAGTTTCCGTAATGAATTATTTATATTTTGTACAAACAGTATATTTAAATTAATAAATATAAATGATTCAAGTAATATTGCAATTGTACCGGTTACTAAAAACGTAGGTTGTTTAAGTGGCTACAGTATTCAAGAGATTGGTGGTGACTTAATATTTTTAGCACCAGATGGATTAAGAACCGTAGCAGGTACAGCAAGAATTGGTGATGTTGAGTTAGGAACTATTAGTCAAGCTATTCAACCAATTGTAACTTCTCTAGCTGAATCAGTAGATAGTTTTGTTATTTCAAGTGTTGTACTTAGAGAAAAATCACAGTACAGATTATTTTACACTGATACTGG